AAAAACTCACAAGACAAGCTGCGTCTCTTCAAGAGCTTGGTTATGACACACATATGTTATTTGTGAACACTTGTCTTGATGTTGCACATGAAAGCAATAAGAAGAGAGCTAGAACTGTTCCTGAGCCATTAGTGGTCAAGTCTTGGAACGAAGTGCAAAACAATATCGGTAAGTTTCAAAATTTCTTCAAGGGCAATTTCATCGTTGTAGATAACAACGATGCAGAAGAAGATGTGCTGACTTCTGTTTTCAAAGGAGTTCGTAAGATGCTCGGTAAGAAGGTCAAAAACCACAGTGCAAAACAGTGGGTTAAGAATGAAATGGAGCGTAGAGGCATCACAAAAGCACCAAAAGGATTTTAACCCTTGACAGTTCACATTCATTTTTGATATAATGTTATAACTTGGTAGAAAAATGAACGTAACACAAACAGCACAAAAAAGAATAGATGATATACTCACCTTTGATTCTGTGTTTCGCATAGAGATACAGGGCGGTGGTTGCACTGGTTTCAAGTATAACTTTGACATAACAGATGTTGAAGAAGATGACATACACATAGGAAATAAAGTGGTGGTAGACCCTTTTAGTATGACTTATTTGGAAGGCTCTACTTTGGACTTTAAAAACGATGTCTTTTCGCAATCATTTGTGGTAAACAATCCGAATGTGAAGACAACATGTGGCTGTGGTGAGAGCATAGGATTCTAGGAGAAAACGGTGTATCGATATAGTTGCATAATCAGAAAAGTTGTTGATGGTGACACAGTTGATGTAGATATTGATTTGGGTTTTGATATTTGGAAACTAAATGAGCGTGTGCGTCTACATGGTGTCGATACACCAGAGAGTAGAACAAGAGATCATATAGAGAAGGTCTTTGGTAAAGAAGCTTCAAGGATTGTAGAGAACTTTTTACCAGTGGGCTCAAGACAGACTCTTGAGACACTTAAAGACAAAGCAGGCAAATTTGGTAGAACTCTTGGTAAGTTTATCATATTCGACCCAAAACAAGATAGAGAAACAACTATCAATGAGTTTCTAATTGAAAACAACTACGCAGTCAATTATCATGGACAGTCAAAGGATGCCATAATCCAAGAGCATCTTGATAATTACACTGAACTAGTAAAAAGAAACCCGGAACTGATAAATGAAAATACTGTTAACCAGTATATTAATAGTCGCCGTTAGTGGCTGTTCTACAACTGCAACAATGATTTATACTGGTGCTGATACTGCTGCCAGTGTAACCACAGGAAAAGGATTTATTGATAATGTTGTGTCTGAAATGAACGGTGCAGATTGTAGAATACATAGATTATTTAAAGGTGAGGAAATTTGTAAAGAAGATGAGTAATTGGTGGATTGAGGAATATAAAAAATTCCATAGAGATATAAATGATTATGGTAATGGTGGAGCCATGAAATTTCACCACCTTCACATAGACGATCTAATCAAAGACACAGAAACAGAGACGCTGCTTGATTTTGGTTGCGGCAAAGCAGAAATCTACACAGAAAATGATTGGCATTGGCCAATGCCGACCCTTTATGACCCTGCTATACCAGAGTATTCAGAGTTACCATCAGGCACATTTCACGGCGTGCTATCTACTGATGTGTTGGAACACGTACCCGAAGAACAACTGCCAGAGGTTATTGAACAGATATTCTCACGGGCTGAACGGTTTGTGTATCTTGGTATTGCAAATAATGAATCCAGTGCAGTTCTTAGCGATGGTTCAAATGCTCATGTGACAAGAAAACCTGTTGACTGGTGGGCAGAGAAAGTTAACCAACACGCCCCCAAAGAAATATATTGCCATATCAAGACATATGGTGATTCAGATGGTTATGTGATTTTGAACGAGGAGCATTATTTGGAGTGGTATATTAATGGTATCTGACATTGGTGAAAAGTATAAATTCGTAATGAGAAAGGTTGGTGAGAATGAGTATGAGGATCAAACATTCATTGGACTAACACCAGAGGCTGGACGATATCAAGGTGTGATATACAACTATGGCCGAGTGAGTGTTGCAGAAGAAGAAAATCCTAATGGCACCTTGAATTTGCAATTTGAATATGATATAATAGATAGCAATGGTCACAAAAAAGAGTATTTCAGAGACGACTTTAAGAATCTGATTGGTGACATTTTGGTTGATATCATAGACAAAAAGGACACTGAATGACAACAATTGAACAGACAGCACTTGCAAACCTAATACACAATGAACAATATGCACGTAAAGTATTACCTTTCATCAAAGGTGACTATTTCTCTGATAGGACTGAGCGCATATTGTTTGAAGAGATACAGTAGTTTGTAGAGAAGTATAATGCGCTGCCCAACAAGAACTCAATTGAGGTTGAGCTGGACAGTCGCAAAGATTTGAATGAAGATGACTTCAAGAGAGACATAGAAGTAGTCCAGAGTCTAAAGAAAGACGATGATGTAAATTTTGACTGGTTAGTAGAAACAACTGAGCAGTTTTGTAAAGATAAGGCGGTGTATAATGCGATTGTTGACGGCATTAAAATCATTGATGGAAAAGATAAATCACGAGGTGCAGATGCTATACCTAGTATTCTCACAGATGCCCTGGCTGTTGGTTTTGACAATCGGGTTGGCCATGATTACCTCTCTGACACTGATGAGCGGTTTGAATTCTACCATAAAGTAGAAGGGAAGATTCCATTTGACTTGGAGTTCTTCAACAAAATCACCAAAGGTGGTCTACCACAGAAAACACTGAACATTGCACTTGCTGGCACTGGTGTCGGTAAATCTCTGTTCATGTGTCATATGGCGGCCAACTGCTTGAGTCAGGGCAGAAGTGTTCTGTATATCACACTAGAGATGGCAGAAGAACGCATTGCAGAACGTATCGATGCGAACCTGATGAACATCTCTATTGATGATTTGCATGAACTACCCAAGCAGATGTATGACACCAAGATAGACAACATCATACAGAGCACAACAGGAAATTTGGTTATTAAAGAATATCCGACTGCCTCTGCTCATAGTAATCATTTTCGTGGACTAATCAAAGAACTGGCAGTCAAGAAATCTTTCAAGCCAGACATCATTTTTATTGACTATCTGAATATCTGTGCATCTTCAAGGTTCAAAGCAAATGGCAATGTCAACTCTTACATGTATATCAAGGCGATTGCAGAAGAATTGCGTGGTCTTGCGGTTGAAATCAATGTGCCTATCATGTCTGCCACACAAACAACCAGATCAGGATATTCCAATAGTGACATCGGACTAGAAGACACATCAGAAAGTTTTGGTCTACCCGCAACTGCTGATTTAATGTTTGCACTCATCTCCAATGAAGAACTAGAAGAGTTAAATCAGATTGCAATCAAACAGTTGAAGAACAGGTATAATGACCCGACCATAAACAAACGATTTGTGATTGGTATAGACAGAGCAAAGATGAAACTATTTGATATAAGTCAGAATGAACAGAATGACTTGGCTGACTCAGGTCAAGATGATGACCTGCCTGTCTTTGATAAATCATCTTTTGGGTATGATGGTTTTAGTGTGTAGTCTGACATTATAATCTCTTTGGTAGTTCTGTCACATTCTTGACAAACTGATGTTTCTGTCAGATTACACATTGTGGTGGGACAAGACATCCTTGCCTGATTATATGCGGCAATAAGTTGCATACAAAGACCAGTGCAACATGATGGTTTCTCCATACCATATTTATGATTTATAAATACTTGAATGAAATCTTTTTTTGAAATATTGAATGAGGACAAGGGTGGCAAGAATCTCCACTTGGAGCATCTAGAGGATGAAATACTCAACTATGGTGTGACAGGTGGTCGTGCTGCCATCAACTTTCTACGTTCACTCAGAGACATGATGGCTGGTGCAAGTCGCAGTTCTGTGAATATGACAGTCAAATGGGATGGTGCACCAGCAGTGTTTGCTGGTATAGACCCAAGTGACGGTAAGTTCTTTGTTGCCAAGAAAAGTGTATTCAATGTCAATCCCAAACTCTACAAGACAAATGCAGAGATAGACGCTGACCTATCTGGTACACTAAACTCCAAGTTCAAAGTGGCTCTTGCAGAACTATCCAAGTTGGGTATCAAGAACGTTTTGCAGGGTGACCTGATGTTCACTGATGATGTGGAGACAACCACTATCGATGGTGAGAAATACTATACCTTTCAACCCAACACCATTGTCTATGCTGTGCCCGTGAGCAGTGATTTAGGCAAGACAATATCGAAGTCGAAGATTGGTATTGTTTGGCACACAACGTACAGTGGTGGGACGCTGGCGGACATGCAGGCATCGTTTGGTGCAGACATTCGTGGTTTGAAGAAACCTAGCACAGTGTGGATGGATGATGCGACATATAAGGATGTATCAGGTAAAGCAACATTCACGGAAAAAGAGACAACCGAGATAACTGCCGTGCTCAGTGATACTGGTAAGACGTTCCAAAAAATCAACTCTGGCCAACTGACTTCATTTCTGAGATTGCAAGACAGCATGACAGGACCACTGATGAGTGCAACACTGAAAACCTATAACAACAGCAAGGTACGTGCTGGTGAGGTTATCAAGAATCCCGCAGCACATGCAAAAGGATATGAGCAATGGGTGTTTGACTCAATCCAGAAACAGATTGACAAAGCCAAAAGTGACAAGGGTAAAGAAAAATATACTAACCTGCAAAAAGAGTATGTGCGAGAGGTAAAGAAGCACACTCGCAATCTGGTTCAAGTGATCACATTCCAGAATCTGCTAGTTGAGGCCAAGATGCTGATTGTCAAGAAACTGAACAGCGTCAAAGGACTCACCGACACATTTATCAAAACGGCCAACGGATTCAAGGTGACAAACCCAGAAGGTTATGTTGCTATTGACAGGGTGGCGGGTAATGCGGTAAAATTGGTGGACAGAATGGAGTTCTCATTCAATAATTTCACTGCAATCAAGGCCTGGGACTCGTAAAATGAATAAATTCTTTGATGAACAAATTGTTCTCCCCTCAGAGACACTTTCTAAATTATGGTTATTGATGTCAAATATAAACAAGATTGATGTTTGGCACAAATATATGAATAATCCTATACCAATAAGTGATTATGAATGTCTGTATGATTGGACTGATGAAATTCACAACAGAGTTTTAATAAGCAATAGCAAATTCACAACCGTCGATAAAAAAGATTTCGAATATGTTTATTACACCATTACACCATTAAAAAAGAATCCATATTATCATAATGGAGTACGGTTTTCTTTCGTTGATTCATTTAGAATGGAACGTTGGTTGATGATAAATCCATATGCAACAGATTTTTT